TAGATACTTTATCTGCAACATTAGGGCAGCAAGTTCGTTCTGGAGCAGCAGTTGCTAATTCTGGATCATCATTTAGAACAAGTTCTAAGACTTATGGATATTTTGCAAGTGGATTCACACCCCCAATGACTTGTACAATTGCAAGACTTGATTTTTCAACTGAGAACGTAAATGCTTTAACTGGAGTTGGTCAAAATTTACCCGCAGCAACAGCAGGAGCATCTGGAGTTTCAAATAATTACTATGGATATTTTGGTGGAGGATCAGGAAGTTGTACAATATCAAGACTTGATTTTTCGAATGACACTATAAATCTTCCTACAAAAAATTTACCAGTATCAAGATACTTATCATCAACAGTATCAAACAGTTCTTATGGATATTTTGGTGGAGGTAGTAATCCAATACCCTTCACACCAGTTTTTTATTGTAGTATTATAAGACTTGATTTCTCAACTGAAAACACAACTGATCTTGGATCTACAGTAAGTTTAACAGCAAACTTAAACGCGGCAGCAGGAGTTTCTGGTAATCTTTATGGTTATTTTTCTGGTGGATTTGCTCCTCCAGCTTATATTAGCACAATTAGAAGACTTGACTTTTCAAATGAAACTGTAAGTAGTCCCCCAGTAAATTTGCCGGGAATAAGAGGTGGTCATGCGGCAGTTTCGAATAATAGATATGGTTATTTTGCCGCTGGAGCAACACCAACATTAGTTAATACAATTATAAGATTTGATTTTTTGACCGAAACTTTAAGTCCTCCGGGAAATAATTTGCCATATGGTGCTGTAGAACTTTTAGCAGGAGTTTCAAGTGAATTTTATGGTTATTTTGCTGGAGGAACCACTGGAGCTATAGTTAATACGATTGCACGACTTGATTTTACTAATGAAACTACAAGTGCTCCTGGAAAAAATTTACCAACAGTAAGACAAGCTTTTTCAGGAGTCTCAAACTCAAACTAATATTATGAAAACTTTTTATTTTATGTCTGGTCTTCCAAGATCAGGATCGACTTTATTAACAGCACTACTCAATCAGAATCCAGAGATACACGCATCTACAAACTCACCACTTCTGGATACAATACATTATACTGAAGAGTATCTTTTATATAACTCTGAACAATACAAAGCACATCCAAAACCAGAGTGTGCTCATAAGGTCTTGTCTTCTATTGCCCCTAACTATTATTTTAATACCCCTCAGAATATTATCATTGATAAGTCCAGAGGTTGGGTGAATCAGATAGAACATATTCAAGATTACATTACAAAAGAACCAAAGATTATTTGTCCAGTCAGAAGTATTCCTGATATTATCTCTTCATTTTTAAATCTTGTTTATCACTCAAAGACAACTTCTTTTATTGACGAAGCACTTATTAAAAATAATATAGAAATCAATAATGATAATCGTGCTGATTATCTAATGTCCCCGCAAGGTATTATTGGACAATCGTATCACGCACTTTCAGAAGCATTTCGTAAGGGTAATGATAAGTATTTGTTGTTGGTTGAGTATGATGATTTAGTTTCTCAATCACAAAAAGAACTTAATCGCATTTATGACTTTTTAGAACTTCCAAGATTTACTCATACTTTTGAAAATGTAAAACCAAAGTTTGATGAGAATGATGAAGTTTATCGTTTAGAACATATGCATAGTGTAAGAAATAAGGTTGAAAAGATACATCGGGACAACACAAAGTTCTTAAGTGAGTATGTATTGAATAAATACAAGAACATGGAGTTTTGGAAAAAGCAAACTCCTAGATATTCTATCTTTGGTATATAATGCCAGTATTTTCTTTAGAAGAAGCAAGAGCACTTCAAGTTAAAAATATATCACAAAATACTTTTAAATACTGGCCAGAGTCTGCTGTTTATGGTTATTTTATAGGTGGTGGAATTCCTCCATTTTTAGTGGTTTCTACAGTTAATCGATTGGAGTTTAGCACTGATGTAATATCTTTACCGGGAAAAAATTTGCCAACTGTAGCTCCTCTTGATGGTGGCTTTAGCAATATGGATTCTTTTTCCAATCCTAATAGTTCTTATGGTTATCTTGCTGGTGGGAGTCAAGGAGTTCCTACTTCTTGTGTCATTAGGCGCCTTGATTTTTCGAATGAAACTTTGAGTCTTCCTGCAAAAAATTTACCAACAGTTAGAATTACCTCAAGAGGAATAAATAATAATTCCTATGGTTATGTTGTTGGTGGTTTCGTTCCTGCTGTTTATGTCTGCTCAATTGTTAGACTTGATTTTTCAAATGAAACTATAAGTCTTCCTGGAAAAGATTTACCAGCAACAAGAGGTGATCACGCAGCAATTTATGATAAATTAGGTTTGTATGGTTACTTTGGTGGTGGGTACGATCCTAACAGTAAAATATCTACTATTGCTCGTTTAGAATTTTCTACTGAAACTACATCTTTACCTGCAAAAAATTTAAGCACTGCTCGTGCACCTGCTAGTGGAACCTCATCTATTTCTTATGGGTATATTGTTGGTGGAGATAATTCTCCTCTTCACATTAGTACCATATCAAGACTTGATTTTTCAACAGAAAATATAAGTAATCTTGGAAATAATCTACCATCTGGATTAAGATCAACATCTACACAAGGAATTTCAAGTAATTATTTTGGTTATTTTGGTGGGGGATATGCTCCATTAGTTTCTCCTGGTGTTACTTGTAGTATTTTTAGAATTGATTTTTCAACTGAAATGACATCTTCACCCTCCATTCAATTGTCTATAAGAACAAGAAGTATGTCTACACTCTCTGGTGGACAATCAATATTCCGTGGTTCTAAGACTTATGGGTATATGATTGGTGGATTTTCACCACCGCATGTTAATACAGTATCAAGACTTGATTTTTCAAGTGAAGTTATAAGTAATCCTGGAAAAAATTTACCAGCAGTGAGGGGTAGGTTTTCTGGAGCAACATCAAGTAATTATTATGGATATTTTGGTGGTGGATACACCCCAGGAACTACTAGAATTTGCACAATTACAAGACTTGATTTTTCCAATGAAACTGTAAGTGATCCTGGAAAAGATTTACCAACGGTAAATACTAATTGTGGAGGAGTTTCTAGTAATAATTATGGATACTTTGGTGGAGGTTATAGATTTAGATCTTCTCCACCTGTACCAGCACTTAGATTGTGTACTATTACAAGACTTGATTTTTCTACTGAGAATATAAACAATATATCAGGTCAATTATTGGAGTTTGGTATAGACAGTATGGCAACAGTTATGAATAATTCTTATGGATATTTTGGTGGTGGTTTAACTGTGGCACCATCTACTGCTGTCTCTAATATCACAAGACTTGACTTCTCTAACGAAACTACAAGTTCTCCTTCGACTAAATTGCCAATAAACAATTATGAATTAGCAGCACTTTCTAGCAGTTCTTATGGATATTTTGGTGGAGGTCTTGGACCAACTTCACTGAACACAATCAATAGATTGGATTTTTCAAATGATACTCTAAGTCCTCCTGGAAAAAATCTACCGACTGCAAGATATAGACATTCAACAGTTTCAAGTAATTTTTATGGGTATTTTATTGGTGGTTGGTTTCCTATAGTTAATACTGTTTCAAGAATTGATTTTTCAAATGAAACTATGAGTCTTCCTGGTAAAGATAATCTTACCCAGATAAGTCAGTCAGCAACATTCTCAAACTCAAACTAAATAAAAATATCTATACTATTCTATTATGAATGATATTCTTGCGAATGTTTTAATTCAACCTAAAGTTGTAACAGGGGAAGGATTAAAGTTTTTGACAGATCATATGATAAGTTCTCATAAGGAGCAAATGGCAGTCTTTGATGCTGAAAAGAGTGATGAAACAAGAGAAAGACAATCCAAGATAGATCTAAATGCAAGAAACGTAAAGTGTGCAGATCTTCTTCCAGTCTTTCCGCAAGTTAAAGGTCTTCTTGATGATATTGTAAAAAATGTGATCAATCCATTTTATAAATTTGAAGTCAGAGATAGTGAAGAACCTCAACTACTTTGCTATGAACCTGGAGGGCACTATAAACCTCACAATGATGCTGAAGGTTTATGGACAAATCCAGATGGAACACAAATATGGAAAAAGACAATTGATCGTGATTTATCCACAGTTCTTTTTCTAAACGATGATTTTGAAGGTGGATATTTTTCTTTTCCTGATTTAAGAATTAAGATTAAACCAGAACCTGGACTTCTTGTATGCTTCCCATCATCAAGATGGTTCACACATATGGTAGAACCTGTAACTTCTGGAAATCGTTATACTCTTGTGACTTGGATGAGAGTCAAAGGATTTAAAACAAAAGAAGAGGTGGATAAAGAACTTGCCGATAAATACAATATAGAGGTTTATTAAAAATGACTCAACTCATCAAACACTACTGGATCAATCGTGAGACTGGTGGGTGGGCAATCGACACCCCATATGGTTTGATGATGCCTAATATTAAAGGATTAGAAACAAAGATTTCTCTTTTTACTCAAGAAAGAGTTCCTTTTTTCTTATCAGAAGTTCCTGATCATTTTGAGTATGAAGTTACTGTTTCTCAAGAACAACTTACTGAGTATCAGAATAATTCAAATATTACAATCGTAAGTTCAACTGAAAGGCAAGTTGAAGTTCCTGTTTTTGAACGTCCAGATGTAGAACCAACTGGAGAAATAAGAACAGAAACTGTCTATGATGTGATTTATAGAGAGTCTTATATTCTTGAAGAGTCGGAAGGTCTTCAAATTTTAACACAGCAAGAATGGGATTCTGAAATTTCTACTTTTGATTCTCATAGAACACAAGAAAGATATAATATTCTCAGAGAAATTCGTGATAGAATATTAGAAGTGACTGATTGGATGGTTATTAGAGATTTAGAACAGAGTGAATCTGTATCTGCAGAGTTCAAAACTTGGAGACAAAATCTAAGAGATCTTCCAAATTCTCAAACATTCCCAACAGGATTTCCAACTTTACCAACTGAACTTCAAGGACATTCTGAAATTAATGCTTTGTATGGTAGGTTTGATGAAGTAAAATCTATTCCTATGATTCACGATCCATTAAGTAATTGATAACATTTTTGATTTTTATCATACGCATATTCTGCACACTTTCCATTCTTTCTTACGAAGTGAAGAAAAAGTTGCATAAATCTATCATTCTCATGAGTTCTCATCGGACTTCTCCAGTGTGGTACATCCATCCCAAGATATACTAAACCACATCCAACTGGAGTTACGACTGATTGTTTTTTACCTTCTAAGTCCTTAAGTTTAATTGGCCATGCAGCATCCCCACAGATGTTCATCGTGACTGAGATTTCGCAAGAAGGACGATCTGTATGACAATTCATCCATCCTTTATTATGATATGTCGTAGAGAACCAATAAGATGGTATGAGTTCCTCACCTACAAGATTCTCTAAGACTGGTTGAATTCTTTTCATTACAAATGCACATGCTGGTGGGGCATAGCAAGTTAACACATTCCCTCTCTCTGGATCATAATGAGTTTTTAACCCACCTAAATCATGTATGGCTCCCATCAAATTTTTATATTTGATTTGCAAAGCTTCCTCTTTTGTGATAATATTAGGAATATAATACCATCCTTTTTTCAAAAAACTGCTCATAATTTTTCCATATATTTCTTTATTTATTTTCAATCTTATGAATAATTTTGCAAAACTTGCACTGGAAAATGGTGGATCTATTCATCCTTTAATTCTTCCTGCGAGTGATTTAAAAGGACCATCACTTACCAATCCATCTGTCTACAATGACAATGGCAGAATTCTTTTGAATTTAAGGAACATTAATTACACTTTATATCATTCTGAAAAGAAAAAATTTGAGCACCATTGGGGTCCATTGATTTATATTCATCCAGAGAATGATCTTCATCTTCGCACATGGAACTACATGTGTGAGTTAGATGAAAATATGAGAATCAAATGGCATCACAAAATCGATACTACAAATTTTCCAGATAAAGAACTTTGGGAATTTGTTGGACTTGAGGATGCAAGAATTGTTCGTTGGGATAGGAAACTATATATTTGTGGTGTTAGAAGAGATCTTGATACTGTTGGAACTGGTCGAATGGAACTTTCTGAGATTGAAATTACTGAGAATGGTGTAAAAGAAATTAATCAATATCGTATTCCAACTCCAGGAGATGATAGTTCTTATTGTGAAAAAAATTGGATGCCTATCTTGGATATGCCATTTCATTTTGTCAAATGGACTAATGGAACGGAGGTTGTAAAATATAATATTGAAACAAACACAACAGAGCAAGTTTTTGTTAGAGAGTGGAAAGACTTAGGGTGCATTGATTTGAGAGGAGGATCTCAAGTGATTCCTTTTGAAACTAATCAACATATCACTTTAAATCATGAGACATTTTTGTTTAGAAGTCCTCAAGATAGAAAGGACGGTACTTATTGCCATAGATTTGTTGTTTGGGATGAGGATTGGAATATAATTAAAGTTTCTCCAAGATTTTCCTTCATGAATGCTGAGATTGAATTTGCTGTTGGTATGTGTGAGTATGGTGATGATTACTTAATGACATTTGGTTTTCAGGATAATGCTGCTTACTTGCTTAGAGTTCCTCAAAGAGTTGTAAAGGATTTTATAAATGAGTTTAGATTATAAAAATTGTATTAATTTTGCAATTCCATATTTACCTAAAGATTCACTAGTGATTGATGTGGGTTGTAATATTGATCCAATAGTTGAATTAAATAATGCAGAGTGGGTTGAAAATTGGAATGATGATTTTACTTTTCTTATTTTAAAAAATCTCAATGAAGCAAAATGTATTGGTATTGAACCTTTACATTGGAAAACTTATGAAAATAGATGGAAAAATGATAGTAGAGTTGATCTATTAAAACTTGGACTTTCTGATAAGAATGGAATTGAAAAAATATTTTTTCCTGGAGTTCATCATGTAATCTCTAGTTTTTATATGCAGGAGTGTT